TGCAGCCAGTTCCACTTAGCCCGAGCCCCAATGCGCTTGGCAACGATATTGAGGTAGTCACGAGCCCGATCTTTGAAGGAGGCGTTGGTCTCTATCAGACCGACACGATTGGTCGTGATCTTGATGGCATTTGTCAGGGTCATATCAGGTTCGCCCAGGCGCCTCCCTCGTAGCCCTGCAATTTGGAATCGGTGGTGTTGTAGATCAGCATACCGTTCACCGCCGTTAAGGCGTTCCGTTGAGTAGTGGTAAGCTGGGGCAACTGCATAAAGCCGGTGGTCGAGGCCAACTTGATGCTCTCGGCCTCCACATGATTGAAGAGACCCACTGTACCAAGGGTGACCGCCTTTTTCTCAATCTTGCCCATAGATCCCTACATCTGAGCCAGGTCAGCCATCTCCTCAGCATCACGAGCAGTAGACGTTCGAGTCGCACCTTCTCCGGTCTGGTTCCTATGCCATTGGGCCAGGACTAGCTCCTTAGTGCCAGACGCCTCTACGGCCTCCGATACTTCAGGTTCCCAGGGAGTCCCATCCGGGTTTGGGGGGTGAATGATCTCGCCGGCACTCATGGCGATACGCTGGGCTTCCGCATTGCTACCACGAGACTTGGCCTGAGTAACAACCCCGCCAAGGTCCAGCGCTCTCAGCATCTTGCTCTTCTGATCCGAAGTGGCTCGCGATAGAAGCTCGAGGTATCCGTCCATCGCCTGCGAGGCATCCTCAGCAACAGCCTCAGGGACGGCTTCAGAAACAGCCTCACTCTCCTGAACCACTGAAGTTGCTATGAAAGTCGCTTCCTGTAATGCGGCCTTCTTTGTTACGTCTTCAGCCATGATATCCTTTCAATTAGACAGGAGAAGGAGGGCCCGAAGGCACCTCCTTCTCCTGTTGTTGAGCTTGATTATGGCACCAAGCCCTGTAGCAAAACAGCCACATGAGCATCGTCATCCGATGCAAACATGGCAAACCCCACCAGAGGCTCAGTTTCAGCATCCTTTAACTGAACATGACCAGCGTCACTATCAGATAGCGTCAGGTTTGCTCCAATAGCAATAGCGCCATCACTTGAAACAAGGGCGATCCCAGCAGTCTGAAACCACCCGTAGTAATTGGCGGTAAATGCAATCGGAGAAACCCCACAAACCATCATATCATACGCAGGCGTTGAAGCCCTCAGAAGGTTCCACAATCCACCAGTAATTGCAACATCAGACGCGGTAGTCATGGTGACCTTGATTGGATCATACAACTCAATGTCAACCTTGCCACTTGTCGTATAGCCTGTTGCACTATTGGCCTTGATCCGGTATTGGATTCCTTCACCAATACCATCACCGCCATCGTTAACAACCTGAAAAAGTCCTCCGGAATACTGGTTCTTCGTCACGCTTGCAAGAGTGATCTGGAACTTTGAAGACCCAGCAGATGGAGAAAAACCACTCGCTGCTGCAATAACGATATTGTCCGTATCAACCAGAGAAGCTTCCGACGTATCCTGTGAAACCAATTCCGCGGCATTGATAGCAGCAGCCGTATATCCATACCGAAAGCACCGGCCATCAGCAAATTCCAACTTCTCACCAAGGGCATATTTGGGAGTAGAGGATTCTGTATAAATGCCTTGCCCGGCCTTGCTGCCAATTCCATCACCGCCAACACGATTGGTGATGAAGTTATGATTCAAGTAACTCATGATAATTCCTTTCCCCTATGGGCAGGGTATGAACCCCCATTGGCTTGGGGGCAAGGGTTTACGCCAGATCGTTCAGGACTCCCTGACGACGGCGGTTATTGGTCACGAGCTGCATACCCGAGACCACGAAGGCCACTTTGGCCAACTGGTTGGACGGCTCTTTGAACGGGGTCTTGGCGAAGTTTTTGCCCGCCTGGACCTTGAGCTTCAGATACTTCGTGTTGAGGAAGTACATATTCGCCGTCACACAATCCCTGTCAGGGATCACTGGGGCACCGCGGAACGTAATGGTGCCCTGAGCGCCGATACCATACGAGCCCGACGACTTCTCCGCAGTACGAAGATGCCCAGTGCCCTCAAAGACCGACTCATAAGCCCCGTAGTGCTTGAACGAGGTGATAATGAGATCCGGCTTGTCGTTACCTTCTGACACCGAATTCCACAACAGACCCATGTCCAGCACGCCTTCGTAGGCGTCACCGCTCTTGGTTATGAATGTGGTTCTCCCGGTTGTGCTTTCGCCAGTGGTGCCAGTGAAAGACCCCCGTTTGTTCTCCCACCAGGAGTTGGAGGACCCGGAGATTCCGCCCAAGGTCGAACCCGAAGAGCTCTTAACGATGTCTTGCAGGCCCAACATGGACTTGCCAGACTGCGCCCCGTGGACAGCCGCGTTGATCGTATCAAGCGACTTGGTCATCGCCTGAGTAGTCTTAGCGGTGAGGAGTTTCTCTGCCGAGTCAGACTTGCGGGACTCGACTTCCTCCGTCATCGAAATGACGATAGGAGTGGCGTTGTAACGGAACTGATAGAATGCGGCGGTAATGCCATCTGTGGCATTGGTGGACAGGACATCGTAGCCGTCGAACCATTCCGACGTGCCCAGTCCATACATCAGGTCTTCCTGAATTTCCTTACCGCCGGTCTCCACCTCCATAACGCCAGAACGTCGCAGGCGACCTATCGTCGGATACTGATCCGAGATATTGTCGGTCAGCCGCTTGCGCTTGGAGCGCATAGTGAGCGTCCAGGCAGCATCCCAGGTTTCGCTCGATGTGGCTGCAGGCATTGTTAAACCCTTTTAAGATAAGGCTCACTCAAAACCTAAACTTTTCAGGCCCTGAGAGAGCTCGGTTGAATTCAGCTCTCCTATGCCCGAATCGGCGGCAGCCGTTGAAGTGCCGGTAGTGCTGCGTGCGCTGGCGGTGCGAGTCCCGCGATCTGAGATGGCCAGGTTGTTACTTGTAACCTGCGCCCTTCCGGTGACCAGTTCGTAGGCTTCAGTCGGAGTATAACGCTGGGTGGTAGCCGGGTTGACTACCGCTGTCAGCGCATTGATCTGGTCCTTGTACTGATCAATGTCCGGATATTGCTGGCGGGCCTCAGCAGCCGTTTGATTGGCTCCTGCAGCCGCTTGCCGCAACATCGCGACAGTCAGGGTCTGTATCGCTTTTTGCTGACTGTCGAACTGCGCTCTCAGATCGTCAACCGCCTTGCCGTGCTTGAGCTGAACCACCTGATCGACGATGTCCAGTCCCCTGGCTTCATCTTCGGTCAGTGTGGAACGAATCCCGGCAAAGGGGTCGTCCTCGTCCATAGCACCGGGTGTGGCCCGGTCCATCAGCGCCTGCTCACGAGCAGTTATCTGCTGCTCGCGAGCCTGCACGCTCCGTGCTGCTTCCGCGTCTGCCTGCCTCTTCCGGGTGTAATCACCCTTCAGTTCCCGAACTATTGGCTGAGCCTCGGGGGGCAATTTGTCGATCTCGGTGGTCTCAAGATCGAGGCTTGGTGCAGCTACTCCAGACTCGGTCGTTCTGGGAGCGGGCGAGGAATCCGTCAGCGCAGGTAGTTCCGGAGGCGAAAGGTCTTCGTCCAGGTCGCCACCCAGATCGAAGGATTCGTCCGCGGAGTCTGCGGAGGTCGTTCCTGTCCCCGAATCAGAATCCGAGGGAAGTGCTTCTGACATCTAATCTACTCCTTTGTGTCCGGATTGTCCACCCAGACACTATCGTCGGCCTCTCGGCCGGGGGGTTCTGGCACTCGGTACATCCGAGATCCTCCCACTAAGTCATGGGCTTCCATGACATTCTGCTCCTTGAGCAGTTGCTGCTTGTGTTCGTACGACTCCACCACACACCCCAGCGCCGGCTCGAACTTGCCATACATCTCAGTCCCGACGTTGAAGTCCGGCTGACCCTTCTGGTGAGTCCACTGAGCCCGCCGGCGGCATGAGGAACATGCGGTAGTCTGAGGAATCCGACCGGAGAAGACTCCGGTGGTTAAGTGACCTGCTGTACACTTGAAATTCCAAGTCTTAAGCATATTAGTTCTGCTGTCGATTCAGGTTTTTGGGTTGCGAGATATGCTGGGCTCCGCTGCGGACGGCAGATACGACCTCCTTGGCGCCGGCGGTTGCACTGTCAGGCGTACCGGCGGCCTGATCTTTCATGTTCCTGATCCGGGCCGGGCCTTCTCCCCCACCGCCTCCAGGGCCTTGCAGGATCTGCTGAAACGCCGTCTGGTGGTCGGCCAGGTGCTGCTGGACCAACTGCCCTATCTGAACCAGTTGCTGTAGCTGCTGTGCCTGCTCCGGCTGTATGGCGGGGCCCAGTTGCTGCAACTGCTGGATGTTCTGCAAGAGCGGAGAGTTCTGGTCCTCAATGAGGACCTTGTGGACGGGCATGTGAGCGCGATGGTTCTCGATAGGCACCACATCCACCTTCTGCCCGGTCATCATCAGCTTGTTCTCGTAATCAGCCGCCCTCTGAGCATCAATGGTGGCGGACTGACCAACGAACTTCTCCATGTTCGGCACCCGGAAGGCTCGCAGCAGGTGCTTGATCGCCTCGGGTCTCGGGATCTCCGGCAGGCGGATGAGGAACTGGAACAGGGCCAGAGCATCCTCCCGCTCGAGTTCCTCGAAGAGCGGCTTCATACTGCCGGCCTCGACGGTGATCTTCCAGCGAGCCTTGAACATATCGGTGCGAACCGCCTCGAAGATGGGCTCATCTTCCGTCTCGGCGGTGTTGACCAGGAAATTGATCGGTGTGTAGCGCCGATCAGCGAGAATCCGCATGAAGTTATGTGCGGTGGCCTTGTAGACATCAGCCACCTTGTCCTGCATCCACTCGCGGTTCAACTGCCCGAAGGAGGCGATCAGGCTGGCCTCCGTAGCCGTCCTTGCCGGACCGCCGCCGAGAGCCAACTGACTCACCTGAAGCACCTGCTCCTCGTATTGCCGGGCGTCTCTCTCCAGCCCCAACTGATCCTGCTGGACGTTGTTGGTGGGCATCTCCGCGAAGGAGTTATTAACATCGCTGACCCATGCGATAGTATCCTCATCGCCCCGAGCGATCTGATCCCCGATGTTCGGGTTCTCGGCCATCTCGTTCTTCTGGCCAAGGATCTTGCGGGTGTTCTGCTTCAGGAGCGATCTCCGCCTCGATACCGACTCCACGATGAGCTTCTGCGTATCCTCGGCATACGCCATCATGGGCTTGCCGTAGAAGGTCTCGTGCGAGAGATCGAACCACAGATCCTTGTAGGGGAACCCGCCCTGCACCAGATACCCGCCAGCCGGCGTGAACCGGCCGGTCAGCTTCTCATCCCCGGTAATGGGGTCCCGAGATACCTCCGACTGCCCGGAGAGAAAGGGATGGTCGATATGCTCCCCGGGCTGCTGAACACCATCCCCGAAGGTCAGCCGCTTCTTGTGGATGCGATCGTGGAACTCCCGAAGGATGACGAACTTGCCGTCAGCCTTGGACTCCTCCACCGCCTCACTCTCGTCCTCCATGTCGTTCTCCAGCATGTCGGCCAACATGCCGTTCTCATCATTCTCCTTGGAGAGAGGCTTGATCTCGTCCCTGAACTTCTTCGTAAAGCGCTCGTCCTGCTGAACGAACTCATACGGCACCAGCATCTTCTCCCACACATATCGGGCGTGAGAGAGCTTGTGAGGGGGCGTGAGAGGGTCTGGGAA